AATGGTCACATTTTTTCAACCCTTGAACAAGCACTTCCATCAAAATGCCAGATTTCAACACATGGTCAAACCAAAACCTTGCCCAATTCGCCACAGACGCCTACATAAAAATGATTGAGCAAGAAGAACACATTGAAACGCTCAAAGCCAATGTCAGGTTTGCGCTTGAAGCCTACCGCGCCGCGTTACGCGAACAGCCGCGTACCTGACTTGTCAATAATCAATGCTTGTTGGCGCGGAACGCCGTCAGGTGCGTTTGTTACGCTTATGTGTGTCCAAGCATCAAACTCACGAATCAATTGATCGTAGGGAAGTTTTGCAGCAATGATGGCCCTTACCACTTCATCCGGTGTTACGCCGGGAACGCGAATGTCAGCGGCGCAACCCAAGCGATGCTGGCTGGTGTCTTTGCTGCCGACTGAATCATTGACCGCCTTGCAGCGGAATCCAGAATTGACCATTACGGGCTTGCCGCCCAAAGCCTCCTTGACGCCTTCCAGCAATTCAGCCAAACGCTGAAGGTTTGCCGTCTCAGCCTCATTTGGCGTATTGTCAAATTGTCGGTGACTTGTAGCGGTCAATTCCGCAAGCGTGAAATGCTTACTTAGGTTTGTCATTGCCGTTTTCTCCTATTTTGATGCCTGTAATAAGCCCAAGAAATCCACCAACAATTGTTTGAAAAGCCGGGCCAACAATCCCAAATAATTTGTCGTTGTCAACTAGCACATCAAAAAATCCAAACATAAACACAATGACCATTGCCATTACAGTAAGCGCCAAAGTAATGCACGCAATCAGCGTAACCCATTGCGAAAGTTGTTCTCTAGTCATTTCTTGGCTTTCATTTCCATAATCTTTTCAAGTGTTCGCCCACCAAAATATGCGCTCATGACCAACATGCCCCATTGTCCAAGCAACTCAACATAGGATGCTTGTGCGTTGTACCCAAAAGCAGACATCAGAGCAAACAAAAAGTAGGCTACAAAAATTGCTACCAAAGCCATCGGCCTGATATTTTTTGACAGCCACGAATCAGAAGACATGTCAGCATCCCATCTTCCTGAGACGCCAGCTTGCTCCGCTTTGTACAACTCGGTATCGTTTGCCATCTTTGCTAATTCGCCGTCTTGCGCCATTTGCGCCAAGTCCAGTTGTGCTTTGGCTTTGGCTTGCGGGTCAGGAATGAGTTTATCAATCAGCTTGCCGCCGACTTCTAGTAACGCCGTAAGTGGAAACATGATTAACCTTTCTGTTGAAAATTACATTTGCCGTTGCATTGCTGGACAATTTCATAGACAAGCCATCCTACTGTGCCAAAAACCACAAAGAGCACTAAAGCCAGCAAAACAATCTCTAAAGTTTCTTCAACTTCTCTTTTGCGTTTGGCGGCGGCTTCTTTTTCTTTGCGTGCATCATGGGCAGATTCAACATCCATTGCCGCAGCACGGGCTTTGATTTTGTTCCACACATCAATTTTTCCCGCTTGCATAAACAGGAGTTGAAGCTCATCCTCAAAACGCTTGGCTTGGTCGAGGGCCATTTCAATCTGGATGGCAGTACCCATTGATGACTTAGATTTTTTGGCCTGAACAACCGCTTTGGTTGCCGTTGACTTGGCATCAAAATACTTGCCAAGTACAGGGCCAAGTGAGGATACATCGTCAACAGTCTTGCTGACTTTCTTGATTAGCGCAACCGCCGCCTGTATCCCCGCTAAGGCTGTTAACGGGTCAATCACTTTGAACCTCTGAAAGTTTTTGTGGCGTTGGTTTGCCTTTTTCCCGCCACTGTAAACACCAGACCAACAGCCTGTCAGAAGACCATGACCACCTTACGCATTCCAGAACAGGCGCTGGCGCTTGCACTGTTGTTGGCGTAGGCGGCACGGCATCCATGACTACAACCTGATTGACAGCGTTGCCCAAATGACCGCCGCCATGCTGAAAATCATGACCCCGGCAACTTTTATCATGATGCCCTCAATTCGTTTTAAGCGAGCATTTATCATTTCGTAGCGTATAGCGCACACTTCTTCATGCGAATTAAAACGCGCTTCAGTTTCTAAAATACTGGGCATTTTTAAAACTCCGTTTGAGGTGCTACAACAGGATTGCCGTTTGAATCGCTGGCGCTTATTGTCCACGACTCATCTTCATTTTGCACAAGCACCGCAATAGCAAAAAGCGTTTCAATGCTTGCCATGTACGCTTCTCTAATTGCAGTTTGCAAAACAACAGCTTGTTCGTATGTACCGGCTTCTTCAGTCAAGCCGGTGAGTTGATTGTGTATTTCGTATTTAGTAACCATGTTTATCACCTATTTAAGAAATTGCGCCGTATCGCGTTCCAGTTGTAACAAAAGTTGCGGAGTTGCCATTCAAAACTATGCAATTACCGCCAGCGCCGCCAGCCGCACCCGCTGCACCGGCATTTCTACCTTGACCGCCAGCAGCGCCCCATCCACCGCCACCACCACCCGACCAGCCGCCAGTTGCAGAAGTTGTGCTGCCAGTTGTGCCAACAGCGTTAGCGTTGCCGCCAATGTTTTGCGTAACCGAGGGAATATTTGTTTGTTGCGGAGCGCCAAATTGACTTCCAGCTACACCACCAGAACCGCCGCCTTGACCGCCAGCTTGTGAAGCTATTGCTCCCCCCGTTTTTGGCGCATTTAAAGAAGCGCCCGTTGTACCCGGCAAAATACGACCGCCACCGCCACCGCTACCGCCGTTTGCCGAACCTGTAGCTGTTGCGGGTCTTGGGCCACCATCTCCACCAACCGCGCCAATTGCGCCTCCAGCGCCACCGGCAATGCCTAATTGACCTATACCACCAGCGCCACCGCCAGCACCACCGCCGCCAC